ATCCCGTATCAGCGGGTCCAAGTGAACTACGGGATCGAGTTGTTATACAACAACGTTGAGGTGACTTCTCCGGCGGGGACCGCGATCGCGAACAACCAAAGGTCTCGGACGGCTTACGGGGTGAGCTCTTACGAGGTAGCGACGCTCGTCGATTCTCAGGATCAACTCGACAATCTCGCCGACTTTCTTGTCTCGAAATACGCGGATCCGGAGTACCGGATTTCCGGCTTCGCGATCAACTTGGACGGGATCTCTTCCGGCCAGAAAGCCTCGGTGTTGGGTCTCGAGCTCGGCGACGTTGTCAAAATAACGTTCACCCCGAACGCAACGGGAAACGCCATTGTGCAATTCGGGCAAGTGATCCGGCTCGACCACGAGATCGAGCAAACTCGCCACGACGTCGTTCTCGGACTCGCCTCGGTCGATTGGACGTTCTTAGTCCTCGACGACGCTATCTTCGGTACAATGGACAGTAACAATGCCCTCGCTTTCTAAGGAGCTCTAATGGCTGGTGCCGGGTTCAAGGACTTCCAAGCTGGTGAAGTCCTCACAGCGGTCGACGTGGACACTTACCTAATGCAACAAAGCGTTATGGTGTTTGCGGGGACGGCGGCTCGAGGATCCGCGATTGGGACTCCGACGGAGGGAATGTTCTCGTATCTCAAGGACACGGACGCGTTAGAATACTATACGGGCGCGTCGTGGGTCGCTTTCACAACCGGCGGCGGCGGCTTCGAGACTAACTTCTTACTAATGGGGGCATAAGTGGCAACGAATTACAAGACTCTCGGACAGCTCGATCTCACGAGCTCGACGTTGACAACGCTTTACACTTGTCCGGCCTCGACGGAAACCGTCGTGTCGACGATCGTAATCGCGAACCGAGCCTCGGCCGCTGACACTCTCCGTCTCGCTATGAGGACGGACGGGGACGCGATCTCCGACAAGCACTACTTGGCTTACGACGTGCCGGTGGCGGCGAACGACTCGACGACTTTGACTCTTGGGTTCACGATGGAGGCGACCGACGTATTGTCGGTTGCGGCGTCGGGGACAGCTTCGGAACTTTCCGTCAACGCTTTCGGTGCTGAAGTAACCGTCTAAGGGGGTCACTAATGGCTGTTACTTCTATGGCAAACAGTTCCATCAGGGACTTTCAAAAGTTTCGGAACTTGTCGGCACGGTTTGGGGCACCACCGTTTTCTTGCGCTTTTGTTGTTATCGCCGGTGGCGGTGGCGGTTCCCGTGGTGGTGGTGGTGCGGGCGGTTACCGGGCTAATGTGGTTGGCGAAAACTCTGGTGGCGGTGCTAGCGCTGAGAGAAGTTTGACGCTAGCGACTGGTACATATTCGGTCATTGTTGGGGCTGGCGGTGCTGGCGCAAACGGAACCGCTGCGAGTTCTGGCGGCCAATCCGTATTTTTTGTGACTTCTATTGGTGGTGGTGGTGGTGGTGGAAACACCGAAGCGCCGACCAATGGTGGTTCGGGTGGTGGTGGTGGAATCAGTCCCCCCGGTCGTGTTGCGGGGTTGGGTACCGCCGGGCAAGGCTTTATTGGTGGAAACAACCTTGCGGCCGCAACAAACGCGGGAGCGGGTGGCGGTGGTGCGGCAGGTGCCGGGGCAAATACTACGACCAACAATGTTGGCAGTAACGGCGGTATCGCAATTTCGTCAAGTATTACAGGTAGCGCCGTAGACCGTGCCGGTGGCGGTGGCGGTTACGGCTCATCTACTGCTGGGACTGGTGGCGGTGGCGGAGCGACCAACGGGGTAACTAGCGGAAACGCGTCAAACGCAACAGTGAACACTGGTAGCGGTGGCGGTGGTGCGTTTAACCTTGGTGGTAATGGTGGTTCGGGTGTTGTGATTTTTACGCTTCCACCACAAGCGCTTGTATCGTTCTCTGCTGGTGTCACACACACAAGCGCGGCGAGTGGCGGGAATATCGTTTACACAGTAACGGCTACTAGCACGACAGACGAAACGGTGACAATCTCATGACACACTTTGCAAAACTAGATGAAAATAATGTCGTGACCTTCGTGACTGTAGGCAGGCAAGAAGATGACGGGCTAGAAGCGGAACTGACCGCACGCACCGGCGATGTCTACAAGCAGACTTCTTACAACACTAGGGGCGGTGTCCACTACACCGATGGGGTGCCTAGCGAGGACCAAAGGAAAGCGCTGAGATTCAACTATGCCGGTATCGGTTTCACTTACGATGAAGCTCGGGACGCGTTCATTCCGCCGAAACCGTTCGAGAGTTGGGTTCTCAACGAGACAACTTGTCTGTGGGTCGCTCCGATCCCCCATCCCGAGGACGGAGAGTTTTACGCTTGGAACGAGGAGCTCGGAGATTGGGAGTTGATCCCAAGTGAGTGAGTCGATCTGTCCTTGGACTTCTTGTCAACAATCCCACGAGTGTCCGGGAGGAGCTTGTGGGGTGGAGTGCTCTGGCCACTTCTGCGCCGAAGTGATTGTCTAGCTCGTGAGGCTCGTCCAACCTTGGCCGGAAGGTTATTCGATCAACCCGGGATCTCCGTACGGGTGGCGGGTTCACCCTATAACTCGGAAGAAGAAGTTCCATCACGGCGTCGACGTCGCGCTCCCGATCGGGACCGTCCTCACAGCTCCCGCCGCCGGCGAGATCGTTCACCACGGGTCGGGAGCTTCCGGCGGGTTCACTTTGATCGTACGACACGCCGACGATCTCTTCACCGTCTACTATCACTTGGCGAAGTCGTCGCACTTGCCGAAGGGAACCAAGGTCAAGCGCGGCGATCCGATCGCTCTGTCGGGAAACTCCGGCGCGTCGACCGGCCCGCACCTCCATTGGGAAGTTCGGAGATCCCGGAAGTGGGGAGACACGGTTGATCCGGTCGGGTATCTTGGAAGAGAAGAGATTGTTGTGGAGCCCGCGGTGGATCCCGAACCCGAGCCCGAACCCGTCGAGGAGATTGTTGTGAAACCGGAACCCGGTCGTCCGAAGCCTAATTGGTCACCGTCGGCGGCGCTGGCTCGAGGGTTCAACCGGATCCGGAGGGCGGTGCGCTAATGGCTGAAGAATCGTCGACCCGGATCACTATGAAGGAGCTTTACCTACAGGTGCAAAAGATACAGAGTATGCTCGAGAAGTTGACGACTCAACTTCCGGGGATCTCGGACCAGCTTGAGGAGTTGGAGAAGGACGTCAAGGGTCGACTCGACGATCACGAGCAACGTCTCCGGAAGCTGGAGATGAGGGTTTGGCAAGCGATCGGCGTGTTGAGCTTCATCTTCGCTGTCGTCCCGTTGATCCTTGGAATGTTGCCGTGAGCAAGCCGTCGTGGAAGATCCGGCGGCGCGTTGTCTGGACGAGCGTCGCTGTAGGGATTCTCTTGATCGTGTCGGGGATCTTGGCCGTCTTTCAAGATAGAATGGGAGCCGGCGACCTAATTGCCGGAGGCGTCGCGTTGATGACGTTGATCGCTTCGGCTTACATTGGAGGCGCGGTCGCCGAGGACGTGCGTCTCTCGAGAATCGACGAAGGGAATCCCGATGGATAAATGGAAACGGTATTGGATTTACGCGGGGGAGCGCGCTGTGAAGACGATCGCTCAGACTGCGCTCGCAACGATTAGTGTCGGAGCGGCGGGGATCCTCGAGGTGGATTGGCTCAACGTCGGATCGGTTGCGGCTTTGGCCGGAGTGATGTCGTTGTTGACGTCGGTCCTCCGTTACGACGCGAAGGGGAGCGAGTGAACGAAGAAGGATCGTCCGGCGAATATTGGGTTCCGGTCGATCCGATGGAAGACTTGTTGTGTGAGTCGTGCCAATGATAGGCTAGAGACTCTCTTCCCTTAACAGGAGGACGGCCGTCGGATCTCTCTCCCGGCGGCCGTTCGTCTTGGGATTAGGGGACGGGAAGGGTTCGACGGCCAGAGAAGACCGCTCGCGGAGTCTGGTCGGACCGGAGTTCGATTCTCCGCCGTTCCACGATTAGAACCCTAACCCACGCTTTTGGAGAGCGTCGTGCCGCCATAACACCTGAGCGATAAATGTTGCTCTAATCCCAGGTTAGCAACACTTCGGAGGCTAAGTGAGGGTAAGGAGAACGTCGCTTTACAATTCCCGACAACCAAGCTTTACAGATTCTCACAAGTGATAAGGGAACCTAATGGGGAAACGAAACGGCCGCCGACTCAAGTCGACGACCGTCCCGGAGCTGACTCGTTAGGCGAGCCACTCGTACATTGTCTTCTTTGTGACTCCCGCTCTCTTCGCGATCGCGGGAACCGATCCTCCTCTCTCGTGTTCTCTCTTGCTGACACCTTGAGCTTGTCGTTGATCTTCTCGAGCTCGAGGAGAACTTGACGGCGCTCTTCGGCCCAATGTTCAATCGGGATCTCAATCGTCTCGATCGTCAAGACTCAGACTTCCCAACGTATCGAGCGAAGATCTCCGACGCGAGAAACTTCCCGTCGACTTTCTTCGTCCCGCGACAAGTCGCCTCGAACGATCCGGCCGGTCGGCAGTATTGGTTCCGGCCGCGCTTGATCCCCTCGGCTAGGTTCGTGTTCGCGTCGGTCGCGATCAGGGCCCAACGTTCCGGATTGAGACGAAGATTCTCCGCGACTTCCCGGTATTGCTGGTCGTACTTGCTCTGCCGCTTCCGATTCTGCGGCGTCGGCGTTCTCCATTCAACGATTCTTACGTTCACTCGATCTCCTTCTTGATTATCTCGGCGGATCTTCCGTAGACGCTCCGGAGATTGTTCACCGTTGCGTCGGCGGCTTTCTCTGGACATACGGTCCGGAGAAGTTCCTTCTCTTGATCCCCGCGCTTCACGAGGATCTGCCACTCGCGTTCCGGGTGGCTGGCGTTGAGAGTTGCGCTCATTCTTCCCTCCTTCTCTCTTAGCTGTGGACGAGTCTAGTTGGAAACTCGAGGCCGTCAAGTTTAGGTCGAAACGCCGGCGAGTCTTGCTTGGTTGACTTGTCGGAGGTTAGCGCTAGACTCCCAACTTGAAGGCAATCCAAGGAGGGAGAAAAGAATGGGTTACTGGAAGAACCTCGAGATCGAGGGACAAGTGGAAGAGCCGGATCGGGTCGTCGTGGACGAACGTCGACGTCGGCGTCGGGCAACATACGAGCGGAATCGGACGATCACGGTCGCGTCGAGGGAATGGAATCTCTTGATGACGATGACTGTGGTCGGTTGGTTGGCTGTGTTCGGTCTGTCGGTTTGGTTGGCGGTGACGTTATGACGAAGTGGTGGCTAGTGTTCGCGGCCGGCGCGATCTTCACGTTGACTCCGGGAATGGTGAATCCGCTCGCGGTGATCAACGGATCAACTCTCTTGGGTCTTGGCTTGCTCGCTTGGGCGAGTCTCAGGATCGCGGGACAACCTAGAAAAGAAGGGAAGGACCAACGTGTTCACAATTAGAGAATCGGGAGAGAAGCTTCTCGTCGCTCCGACGGGAGATCCTTGGGCGATCGCCGGGGGAGCTCTTTGGCTCGACCGGGATCAGGCTCGGGAGTTGGCTCGCCGGTTGACAGAGGCGACGGCTTGGACTGTGGAGGAGACGAACGATGAAGACGCCTAGAGCTCGACGGACGGATCCGAAGACAAGTCACGACGCCGCCGAAAGCGTCCACGACGTCACCGCCACCCAAGACTACGTCTTGAGAGCGCTCAGGAAGCCGCGTACGGACGTGGAACTCCTCGAGGCGTATCGAAACTTCAAGAGAGCGCCAAGAGCGTCCGAGAGCGGTCTACGGACGCGCCGGTCGGAGCTAGTCCGTCAAGGATTGGTTCGCGATTCTGGCCGTCGAGTTGTTCTCGAGTCGGGTCGGGCCGCGATTGTTTGGGAGAAGAGCTAGTGCGGAAGTCGATTCTCCCCGACGGGACGCCGTGTCTCGCTCGGGAGTTCTCCGTCCGGATCTTCGCTTACGGCGACGGTTGGGAGCTGGAGCTTTACGACGGGGAGGACGTTCTCTCTTCGGAGCGGATCGGAACTCTCGACGACGTTGGCCACTATGTTCAAAAACGATTCGAGGAGCTTGTCCGTGATTGGGAGCAATAGGTTCGTAGCAAACAAGGCGCTCGATCCGATCGGTTGGAGAGACGCGCGGCGCGACGGGGTGACGGCGACTCAAGTGGCACACGCGTCAACTCCGAAGGGTTTCGCGGAAGCTGTCCAAGAGATCCGGGAGCCGGTCGAGATCGAGGACAACCCGTATATGAGGTTCGGCCGGGAGAACGAGGGGTGGATCTCGTTGTGGGTGAAACGGGAGTTCGAGATCTTCCCGAACGAGTGGTTGATCTCTTCCGCTGTGAGCGATCACTATCTCGCCACGCCGGACGGATTGTCTCTCGATCACAATCAGATCTCGGAAGTGAAGACGACGGGACAAGATTGGAAGGACGGGTCGATCCCGATCCGTTATCGCCGCCAAGTTCAATGGCAACTCTTTGTGACGGGCGCGGAGTCTTGTCTCTTCGCTTGGGTTCTCAGAGAAGAAGTGAACGGGGTTCTTGTCCCGGCTTGGTGGGAGCCGAGAACGTTCCGGATCGAACGGGACGACAAAGAGATCGAGAAGTTGTCGGCGGTCGCCGATAGGCTCCTCGACGAAATGGAAGAGAAAGAAGGAGAGAAATGAGATACAACCTTGACGATTACGAAACGGTCGACGATCGTATTCAACGCTTCTACGCGGACCACCCGGACGGGAGGATTGTGACGTACGAGGTGACGGACGAAGCTGACCGGGCTCGAGGATACTTTGTGGTCCGAGCTCAGATCTTCACCGACCACGAGGATCAACACGCGAACTGTCCAAAAGCCACCGGGCTCGCTTTCGAGATCGAGGGGACGTCCGGCGCGAACGT